AGACTATATTTGATGATGTCCAGCTTGTCGTAGGCCAGCAGGAAGCAACCTGGGGGCAAATATCGAAAGGTACTGCCACCGAGACTTCTATTGCAGAATCATCGAGAATGTCTGCCATAGGTGCAAACATCGATGACCTCGACTCATTTATGAGCGAAATAACCAGGGCAGCTGGACAAGTCCTACTTTTAGAAATGTCTCCAGAAGAAGTTATAAAAATAGTTGGCCTGGAGCATCCTGGCCTGAGTTTCTGAGAGAAGATATTTTAAATGAAATATACCTTGAAATTGAAGCAGGAAGTACAGGCAAACCCAATAAAGCTGCCGAACTGCAAAATATTGAGCGTATAATTCCATTCTTGATACAAATACCGGGTATTGATCCAAAATTCCTTGCAAGAGAGCTTCTCAAAAGATTGGATGACAAAATGGATGTTGATGAGGCAATTGCAGAGAATATCCCAAGTATTGTGGCTCAAAATATGGCACAAGGTGGAGCCGCAAATGTACAGCGAGGGGGAGGATCCCCTGAAGCTCAAGGTGGGAAAGGTGGCAATAACGCCCCTAAACCAAAAGTGGCTGGTCGGAGATTAGGGCCGCCAAAGTAATTTTAAAATTATTAGGAGAGCCGTAGTTCAATGAAGGACGGCTATCCTAATAATTTTTAACCCTTAACAAAGGACGTAATATGGCTGAAGAGCTAACGGAACAGGACTCGTCCTCCGTTCCAGAAGATGTAGTACAAGACGCTTCCCCTGCGGAAGAAACGGTAGAATCGTCAGATACCACAGAAGAAGTGGCAGAGGAGACTGAGCTTTCCCTCATGGATGTTGTACAAGATGCAATGCCCAAAGAAGAGGAAGTGCCAGAACCCGAAGAAACAACTTCTGAAGAGATTAAAGCTGAAACGGAAGTAGAAGAACCCCTTGTCGATAATGATGATTGGTCTGATGTTCCGTTTAATAAGCATCCAAGATTCAGGAAACTCATTGCCGAAAAAAATGAGCTAAAAAAACTTTCGGATAAGTACCAGTTAGATTCACAACAGTACAATAAGATTGCAGACTTTATAGGTGACAATAACCTATCTGCCGAAGATGCAGCAGAAGGATTTCGGATTATGGCTCAATTGAGGAATAATCCAGAAGAAGCCTATAACATACTACAAGGTCATTTACAGTCTGTAGGTGAATTAACTGGAAAAAGACTCCCGGAAGACATCCAGGGTAAACTGGATGACGGCTATCTGGACGAAGATGCAGCAAAAGAGCTTAGTCAAGCTAGGGCTAGTTTGCAACGTGAACAGTCTCTTAGAGAGGAAGCACAACAGCGAACTGAGTCTGTTAATAAACAGACTGTAGCGACCCAAGCTAACGCCCAATTACAGAACCTGTCGAGGGTTGTTAAGGATTGGGAATCGACAACAAAAAGCTCGGATCCAGACTTTAGTCTTAAACAAGATGAGATCAATGACCGTGTAGCGGCCTTGGTGAATGAAAGAGGCAGACCAGTAACACCACAGCAAGTTCTAGGCATCGCTAATGATGCTTACAAAACTGTGAATGATCGTTATAAGTCTCGTATTCCTTCTCGCCAGCCTCTCCGCACATCTACAGGTGGAAAACTAGGTGGAACTCCAAAGGCAGAACCTGCTTCTTTGCATGATGCAATTTCGCAGGCATTGTCAGAAACAGCCGCATAAGTTTCATCATAAATTATAATAACAGTTTAATTATATCCTTAGATATTGAGGATAGAATCAAGCTGTTCTCATAGGAGAACAAAATGGCATTAACAACAGCCGAACTCAATAACGTCACGAATGCAGCCCTCGATTATTATATCGATAAAGGGACTGTATATTCCCAAACCTTGCAGGACAAACCTCTTCTTGCAGCCCTGGAAAGTAGTTCTAAAACTTTCCCTGGAGGAAAATCCGATGTTTCTCTGGCAGTCAAAGGGATCTATACGACTACAGTTGCCGGATATTCTGGTAATGATGCAGTAACGTATTCCAAACCAACAAACCTAGAAAGGGTAACTTACGCTTGGGCTGAACACCATGCTGGTATATCAGTCACTTTCACAGAACTCAAAGCTGATGGAATTTCAGTTAATGACTCAGCTATTGGGGAAAACACATCAACTCACTCTGGGAGAGAAGCCACAATGCTGGCAAATATCCTGGAAGATAAGCTCGATGATATGATGGAAGGTTATTCCAGAGGAATGAATACCCTGGTTTACGGAGATGGCTCAGTAGCCACCACCTTAAACGGCATTCGTTCTATGATCTTTGATGCCCCTGGAGCCACTGGTGTATTAGTTGGTGGTTTAAACACCAATACAAATACTTGGTGGAAAAACCGTTCTGACGTTGCAATTAGCACTACGGCTACAGGCCAGGTACTGATTGATAAATTGCACCAAGAAATCCGGCAACTACGCAGATATGGTGGTAAACCTACCATAGCTGTTTGTGGATCCGATTTCCTTGACCAACTCGGAAAAGAGTTGAAGAACAAGGGTAATTTTACTCAAACAGGCTGGTCTGGATCTGGTAAAGCTACAGACATTAGCATGGGTGAAATTCATTACGGAGGGATTAAGTTCCAGTATGATCCTTCCCTGGATGACCTGGTAGTTTCAGGTAAAACTCCATCCAAACGTTGTTACATTATTGATCCTAGCAAAATGTATATTCATTACATGGCTGGTGAAAAAATGAAACGACATTCGCCTGCTCGACCACACACAGAGTACGTTCTTTATAGAGCGATCACTACTACTGCGGTGTTATGTGCGAGTCAGTTAAACTGTCATGGTGTTTACGAAATAGCGTAACCCCTGGCTTAAATTAGGCAGCTCCTCTGGGGCTGCCTTAACTCTAATTAAAAATAGATATGAATAATAATAATATCTACAATTGTCTAATTGCTCTGAATGGTGATGTAAGACACGTTATCAGTAAAGATGGACTGACTGTGCCGGAGATTGGAATATTAAGGAATATGCATGGATCTAGTGCGTTGACAGAGATCTCATTAACAGGTAAAGAAAAATACGATTCAGATAGTGAAAGAGACAGATTAGGCAAACTATATACCGATGAAAAAGTCCAAGCTAGTTTTGGTGTATATGGTGATTTACCAATGGAAATTAAGAAATTAAAAATCGATTCTGGATGCTTAAAAAAAGGGGATCCGATTAATGCTCTCCCAAAAGTTGAGGAATCCAAAGTAGAAGCATAGGTTAAATATGGCTCGTAATACGACACTACAAGTTTTGTTAGATGATCTAAGGGCAGAGTCTGGACATTCGATGCAGGCTAACTTGGGTAAGGCAACAGAGAGTATGATGCTGACGCTCCTGAACCGAGTACAGAGAAGGTTATGGGAGGATTTTTCCTGGCCCTTTTTGCACACTGTAAAAGACATAGTTATGCAGGCAGGATCTCGTTACTACAATGTCCCTACAGGCATAACCCTGGAAAGAATCGAGGCTGCAGAGTTTAAAGGAGGAAGCCGATGGGAGAGGGTTGCGTATGGTATTACTCCAGATCATTATAACCAGTGGGATTCCGACCAGAATGTAAGGTCATGGCCCATTAGGAGATATGAAGCCTATGGTGACGTGCCAGGTCAAATAGAAGTTTGGCCCATGCCAGCAAATAATGGCAATGCAACAACAGGAGATGGAGTCCTACGTCTTAAAGGAGTAAAAAACCTAAGTGCACTTTCTGCAAAAACCGACACTGCTGATTTAGATGACCAGCTAATAGTCTTATTTGCAGCAGGCGAATTGTTAGCAAGACAGAAGTCTCCTGACGCTCAAATGAAAATGGGACAAGCACAGTCTCATTATACCAGGATAAAAGGTAGACTCTCAAAAGGAGATCCAATTGTATTTGGAAGTGAAAACCTGGATATGTACAACACTAGAGGCCCAATCGTAATTACACAGGTAACATAATGCCTTATGTCTTAGTAGAAGATTTCAAAGGTGGAATTGATACAAGAAGGACTGTAGTAACTTCAGTTCCAGGCTCATGCGTCACACTGACAAATGCCCATGTTACTAGAGGTGGTGAAATAGAGAAGCGTAGGGCATTCAAACTATGGGCAACTCTACCAGCCGGGACTCATGGCTTGGCAGCAGGAGGAGGAAGAATATTTGTTTTTGGCTCTGCTACCACACCCTCATTAACTGGATTGCCAGCTAGTTTAAGTTATGTACGTTTCCAACACCTGGATCTGTCTACTGCAATGACAGGTATTCTTGGGCTTGATTTTTTCGGAGGTAATGTTTATGCCGCAGCTCAGTTTACAGATGGCAAAGTATATCATTATTGGGATGGTTATGCAGGAAGTGCAACTCCAGCAAACAGAATAGACGATTGGTATGAAGCAAGGGCAAGGACTCATTTCAACGTAACAGGAGGGGATTTAACTTCCTCAACTGGATTAGCAGCAACAACTACTGTAACAGTTACAGGAGGGTCAAATCTTCCTGGTAATAATCTGAGAGTCCTCAGAATAAATAGTGTTGATCTTATAGCATCTCCGATTGCCCATACAGGCGTTGATTCATCAACTGCAGATGCAATTGTAACTGCTATTACAAATAACACATCCACACCTAACTACTCTGCGTCAGCCGTTGGTGCAGTAGTTACAATTACAGCAGTTACTAAAGGAACAGGGCCAAATGGTTTTGTCGTAGATACTTCTGAAGTTGAAGGTGATTTTACAGT